ATCATAGCGGTCCTTAATGTACTGCTTAGCCTCTTCATACAGTTGCTTCTCAGTGTCCTTTTTATCTTTCAGCTGGTCTATTCTTTCCTGGATCTGCTCCTTCTCTTCTTCGTAGCGCCGTTTGACTACCTCCATAATTTTCTCCATCTCTTTCACCTCATCCTTAAACAGCCCCTTGGTCTTCTTTGCTAGCTCCTCATAGTTGTCAGCAAGAACCTCGACCTGCTCACCGTTTTCGTCGAGGAATTTGACAGATTTCTGGCTAGCTTCGCCGATGCCCATGAAGGCATCAAAGGCACTGCGGTGGAAATCAACAAACTTCCAGGCAAGATCACCAGCTCCCTCCGCGACCTTATCCATTCCAGGAATGAGTTTAAGTAAGTCACCTGGAAGGGTTGCTAGCTTCAGAATAAACTCGCCGAGATACACAGCAGCGCGAGCCAGTATCATAGTCCAGCCGACCATGACCTCAACAAGAGCGCTGAAACCATCCATTGCATTTTTCAGGAAACTCATCAGTGTTGGTGAGTTGCTTGAAACAGAGGCAAAGAACTGAGCAACTGCTGCCTCGATCCGAAGGAAGAGTTTGCCGACCGAATCAAATGCTGCACCAAAATTGTCCAGGGAGATGGTGTTCATCGTGTCAATCTTGTTTTCAATCTGTTGCAGCGTTAAGCCGCCTTCGCGTCCAGCCTCCTTGATTGATTCCTGCATTGAGAACATCTTGCCCGTCATGCTCTCAACGGCCTTCTCAGACACCCTGATCAAGGACTCTGCGAACATGTCGGCGGTAACTGCGCCGTCCTTCATCGCGTCTTGAAGGTTTGTGAACTCAGGGTTTACTTTCTTGAGGTCTTGCTCAATCTGACTTCTCAACGCACCGTCAAGCTGTGACAGCTGCTTGGTAAGTTCTTCACCCTGGAGCTTGCCTTTACCCATGACCTGAGCCAGGGCTTCCATGTATCGGCCCGTCTGCTCTGAGTTCAAGCCCAAGCTAACAGTTCTTGCCGACATCGCGACAATGATCTGTTCAGTATCCTTGAGGGTTCCGCCTGCTGCCAATACGGTGGGAGCCAGCCTCTTCCAGGCTTTGCCGACATCCTCGATCGACGTGCCAAAGGTGAGGGCTGTAGCCTTAATGGAGCCCATGACACCTTGCAGGTCCTTGCCCTGGACGCCAGCATTCTGCATGGCAAGAGTCAGAGCTTCAACCGCCTTGGTTCGTTCTGTGAAGTTGTTAAACAACTCCCCTACAGCCTGAAGCAGCATCTTGAAGCTATCTGTGATCAGCTGCGCTGCTACGTTAGCAAGGGTGAATTTAGCAGTGAGACCTTTGACGGCTCCACCGAGGGCGTTCATGATGACATTACCGCCCTGCAGCGAGGTCAGGCGGTCACTCATATTTCTAATGGCGCCACCCATGCGGTTATAGGCTGCGCTACCCTTTGTTGCCTGACGCTGAAGTGCTTTAAGCTTGTTGATCGAGTTTTGAAGCTGCTGCGCGTTGGCTTTCAGCTTATTCGTACCAAGGTTCTTCGAAAACTGTGCCCTGCTGTTAGCAGCCTTGCGCTGAGCTAGGTCAAGAGCGTTTATCTTGTCCTTCTGTTCGTTATATGCCTCGTTAAGCTTCTTGGCCTTGCTTTTGGCGATCTCCATCGCCTTGCCAGCGCTTTCGACCTTTTCAGCCCCTTTAACGTCTAGGTTAAGCTGAACCTCTTCTGTCTTAATCTCCTGCTCAACCGCTTCCGAGAACCGCTTGCCAAAAAGCTTACCCGCTAATGCGCCTGCTTGTTCTGCGGCTCTGATGGCCCTGGTTGCGTTTACGCCAAACTGAATTTCTAGTTGATCAGACACAGCAGAATCCAAGCTACAGTTAGGCTCCCAAACAAAAAGGCCCCTTTCGGGGCCCAGTGATTGCATTTAGTTTTGCCGTAAGCATCGCGGTTACGGACTTCAGGAAACCGTCGCGACTCGGAAGGAGCCAGTACCAGAGCCAACAGTTTCGGTGACACCAACGATGTCTCCAACTGTATAGCCTGAACCAGGGGAGGTGATGTTAATTGCAGTCAGGTTGCCAGTACCATCGGTATCGGCAGTGGCTGTAGCATCTCCCGCAATGGTGACGTCTAGGGCTGTCTGAGAGGCCGTAAAGACGTCACCAGTAGTCAGGGTGTCGACGGAGGCGATGCCTCCAGTCAGCTAAGCGTCAAGCTCGAGCTGGTAAGCGCCATAGCCAGTGATGGAGCATTCCCAGGACACGATCGAAGCCACTTCGTTGGACTCGGTATAGCCCATCAGGGTGCCGTAACCGTAGATGGTTTCGACGGTGCCAGTGGGGCCCACACGGACGAGCTTCACACGGAGGCTGTCAGCCACGGTGTTAGCTTCGGTGAGGCGCAGGATCTGGTAGCCAGTATCCTTGAAGTCAGCCACGCCAGCCAGGGAGATGCTGAAGCTCTTGGTGGTAGCGACAGCCTGGTTAAAGCCCTTGGTCTCGTCGTCGTAGGTGTAGATATCCTCGGAGCCAGTGTCGGTCTCAAGGGAAGCAGTGGTAAGGCCAGCCAAACGCACAGGCTTGTCGGTTCCATCCATGGTGAAGGTGTCAGCACCAACGGTGAAAACGCCGTTAGAGTAGGACACAGTACCAGTAGCCAGGGCGGTGGTATCAATAAAGCCAGTGGTGGGGGCATCGGCGGCGGTGACGCCAGTGAATGCCACGTCAACAGACGCGGAAGTCAAGGGAACGATGTAGAAGTCGTACCCGAAGGCCGCAGAGAAGTTTGCCATATAAGAAACGGGAAGACCCGCATGAAGGTACCTCGGGACCTTCTCGGACCCGTTATTCTATATTTCCAAAGGGCCTAAATCACAGGATCGGCATATTTGACTTAATCATCACCTTGGTCTGAACAAGTGAACCAAGTCCATCAGTAGTGGCCACTGTCTGGACGCTCTGAGACCCTGCAAAGCGGCTCATTACGTGCTCGGTGGCTACCTGTAGGTTGTCGCCTTTAGCGGGCTCCCAGACGATCAGGAAGAGGCTCCAGGTGGTTACCATGTAGGCAGAGTCGGTCAAGTAGTTCTGGGCTCGAATCTCGCCAGTATCTTGAATGATACATTCTACGCCAGCGACGTTTCTCAGTGAGGGCATGTCTTCGCCAGGACTGACGATTGAAAGCGCTGTGATCGGCCCCTGCCCAGTCTTAAAGTCATAGCTACCTAAATAGCCTAAAAACGTAGCATCTGCTGCCAGGGTGTCATAGATGACTTGTGCTGATGTAGGAAATGTCTGCACGAGTGCCCTGGAAACGCTGTTTTAGGGTTCCTTTCAGGTATCCTTAAGGTAAGACATAACCACGGAGGCCTCATGAAGCCCAAGAACACAGAGATTTGCTCTCGTGGTGCTGTCTGGACGCTAATCTGATGCACCCCTCGCAGGACTACACTCCCGTCTACGAACGAGTTTCAGATTACCTTCACAACATGACTGCTTTAACACGCGGCGAGGCCCGCCGTCAATGGCGCCAAAGCATCAAAGATGCATGGAACAACCGCTGCGCCTACTGCGGTAATCCACCAATTGATGACAATTCTTTGACGATTGATCACGTTCGCCCCAAGTCCTGCGGTGGCGAAGATCGCACATCAAACGTAATTCCTGCCTGCCGCGAATGCAACCAGGATAAATCTAGCCAGGAGTGGGTTGCTTGGTACCGCATGCAGCCCTTCTACAAGATTGAATCTGAGTGGAGAATCCGCCAGTGGCTATCTGGCGGACTGCAGAACTTCGGCCCTTACGACGAGGAAGACGCAAAGATCGTTGACGACTACATCAACTCCATGGACCTGAATTGGCCAGACGGAACAAGGTAACGTCCTCCTGGGCAATCACCTTGGTCGTAATTTCGGGAAGATTTAGCGAGTAAGTCTTCCCTCTGTCGTCTGTAAATGTTCGCGTCTTGAGGGAGGCACTTTCCCTCGCGATTAACAGACCCTTGTAACCGTCTGGCGAGGAGACTGGATGCAGTAGGATGGCATCCTCGCAAACCAACGCCGCTGTCGACGGCGTATAACCCTTCTTCGCCTGGCCTGAGAGCTCCTTGAAGCAGAATAACGCCCAAGCAGGGAATCGGCCTTGCTTGACCGCCAGCAGTGCGGCTGAACCGTACGCACCAGCAGGAAGGTTGAGATCCTTCTTGTCCATGTACAGGCAGTAGTCAGTGAGCTTATAAGGCTCCTTGCGACGCTTCACATCCCTGTTAAGATTAGCAAGGACGGACGTCTGCAGAGCGATAGGGGCCTCTTGTTCGTAAAGAGACCTCCTGCGCTGCTCAGCACCGTTACGAATAGCGTCTATTACGTACGGATAGGGTAGGCTGTAGTAGTTGTCCAGACAGAAATCCTTGTCGCCAGGGAAGTAACTCTTGAGAAGCCAGAAGAACTCCTCGAAGGGGATCAGCTGGCTTCCTGGTCCTTTCCCACCTCTCCCTCGCCTCCAGCAAGCTCATCAGGAGACTCCAGCTTGTCAAGGCTGCAGTTTTCCTCCTCGACGTAGAACTTGTAGAGCTCTTCAATAAGATCTGGATGGAGTCCCATGACGTCTTCGATATCGATCTCTGGATCCACCCTGGTCATGAGAAGTGCAGCAGCTCCCAGAAGCTTTGTCTTCTCGGTTAACTCGTTAACCCGCTCCATCACAGAAGTCAATTCACCAGTATACACTTGGGCGTACTCAGGTAGAGATGCTCCGCCACCCATATCCTCAAAGACCTGCTTGGCTGGAATGCCTTGCTCAACCGAGATCTTATTGACCAGTTGAAACAGCATGCTCTGAGAGTTGTCGTCCTTCAGTCCAGCCTGGACGAACATCTTCTCGCTAACGGTCAGATACCCTCGACGCTCAATCAGGATCTTGCCTGCGATTTCCGTGCCAACCTCCTCTTGTATTGGCTTGAGCCGAGGCTGGACGACAAAAGGAAGTTTGGCCACGATTCTATTTAAGACTGGACTATTATACCGATCAAGAGGCGGGGAATGCTTTCCGCCACTCCTCAAGGAATCCCTTTTGGCCAGCGGGTCCGCCATTGAACTCAGGCAGGCCATGTGTCCCGTTAATCGTGGCTTCAACCCATGGGCGTCCAGGAATAAACACTGTAGGCGCGTTAGGGTTGCCGTAGGGTCTGATTGCGCCGCCGTAATGCATCAGAGCCGCATAGGGCGCCTTGTACATAATCTGAATCGTACTTTTTGTCTTCAAGAACGACTCTTTTAGCTCTAGTGATCCAGCCAGCTTACCTGTGTCGACGATATCCCTAGGTGATCCAACTGTCGAACCATCGGACCTGACGGTGTCGCGAGGCCAATTCCAAACATCATTACCAATGTTCTGGTCAAGAGCAAGGGCCAACTCCTTGGAGACATAATACGTAGCTTTCTGGAGACCCTTTACCATGGTCGTACGCATCTTGGCTATGTATTTCTTGTCCGTCATGTGCTCTTCAGGCACCTCGAACTTAGGCATGTTCAAGTTGATCTTCTCAGTAAACTTAAACTTGGCCATCAGTTTTGCAACTCAGAACCAG